AAGGCTGTTCCCATAGTGATAACATCTGCCCATTGCTTAAGTTCGGGGAAAGAAGCCCCTCCACCTGAAACGGATGCAGATGGATTAGGATATGCTATCATCTCAACTGTATATGCTCTGTCTGGATGGGGATAGAATCGAAACTCATTGTTGCTGTAAAGCATGGCATAAGGTTTTCCGGTGACATATCTATTTGAAGCCATGAATATAGTCTCGCCTACATTCACAATGGCAGTAAAAGTTATTCCTGCTATTGCTCCTGTTTCGTAATCTACAGTAGCTCCAGCTATAGCAACATTATCCTCATCAACAAAACCTCCGCTTCCATCATCTATAGCTAATAGAGAATTGCCGGCAGTATCAACAGTGCTGATAACCAGAGACAAAGGCTCTATAGGAGTATAATTTAATGTGCCACTATATGGCCCTGCTCCTATCGCCGCCGTTCCTGTTGCTAGAGTAGTAGAATATTTTAGCCTAGGAAATGATCTATAAAAAGCTTGTTCATCTTGATAATACGCTACCTCAAAGCCATCTATATAAACTGGAGGCTCAAAATTCGTGTACTCATTTTTTATTGAGTCTATAGAATAAACAGACTCTTTCGGAGTAAGCTGGAACGAATATTTTTTCCTGTTATAAAAAAACCTAGTATGTAACGGAAGATCGTAAACTAAAAAGGCGTTAATATAATCTATTAAAGCCAGATCGCTTAACTGGTTCGTGCTAGGTCTACCAGTAATCTTTCGCACCTTCCTTTTTATATAATCAAAATCATTTAATGCCATTATTTAGCCTCTAAGAAAAGTCAGTAGATATAAATTCGTATCTCTTCTCTCTTTTTCTTATAATAGTTTGTAGAGATTGTGTGCCATCAGGATTTATCCCATATTCTCTTTTAGCTACGGAAGTTCCTTGGTTTAAGTGATTAGCAACCATCCTAGGGATTGTGTATGTTACCCCTTCTTCAAATTCATAAATCGAAGTTCCATCTTCTTTATATTTGCCATAAGAGAAAGAGATCTTTCCTTCGCCTGTCCTATTCTTAAAGATGCCTGTTACCATTTCATTGTCTTTCTCTCTTTGTGCAGCTATCGTTTTCTTGGCTTCTTTCTTCTGTGCTTCTGTTAATGCTTTTTTTCTAACAAAGTTAAATGTTTTTATGCTCATAAGTTCCCTCTTAATAAAAGGGAGGATTTACCCCCCCTTAATTTTTAACGATCTAGTCTCTACTAAAAGCCATCCAATCTATAACATCAGTATTAGCACCGACAACAGCCGTTCCTAATCCCATTGCATAATATGCACCGTTATCTATTGGGGAGGTTAATTTAGTCGCTACTTCTCCTACTGGAGTAATGCTTGGATAAGTAACTCCAACCGCAGCAACCGCAGATGTCGGGTAAGCAAAAGCAGTGAATGCAGCAGAGTTTATATCTGTTGTTATTGTGCTTGCTGTAACCGCTGTGATTGTAGCTAGTTGGTTATTCATCTGAGTCATTCCAAACGCTGCTGGAAGATTAACCCTGATCTTATCGCCGACAAGATAGTTATGAGCTACAGAAACTGTTATAACTGCTGCTGCTGCTGCTGTTACACCTGTAATCCATCGTCTTGTTGGAGAATAGTATCGCTGTGGTATAATTCTATAATCAGCGTTTGTTCCTGCAGCGGCAAAACCAGAAGCATCTAAATAACCAAGAGTATAACTAACACCAGCTGTGATCGCTGTCACAGTGAAGTCTAGCCCTGCTATTTGAAGCATTCCAGTTGTGTTATACACACGAACAACATCACCAACTGCAGGATTCCCTGCATCTGATACGACGGCTGGAGAAGCTGCTGTTATCGCAGTTCCTGTTGCAACTAAAGCACTTGGGCTTTGAGCTGAAAGATCTACAAAAGTAAATCCGGCTCCACCTGTAGCTGTTGTTGTCGCTGTTAAAGCCCCTGCTCCACTCTCGTGAACATTAGAAGCTTGTCCTGCACCAAATCCATTATACCAAAAAGATTTAACAACTAAATTAGGATTAGATCCCCAAGTTGATCTGTTTGTTACAACGAAATAGTCTGGCTCTTTCGGTAGTTCTACTACTCTAGCAACACCTGCAGAGGTAAAAGTACCTTGAGCTATTAAAGATTGTACGCCCATTTTATCCCCCTATGCTAATGTAGCTCTTAAGTTTTGTACCCATAAATCTTGGTCTATAGATGTACCAAAGGTAAATCTAAATCCCATCTTGCTTCGTAAATGACACACGTCATCGCCCTGTCCCGGAGCTTGGTAAGTCAAATGGACTTTTCCACCCTCTAGTTCAGTACAGCTATAACCTTCCTGTGCTGTTACAATATTGTTGAAGACATCAGCTCCTAAGGCAGAAGCGTTGGCTGTTATTGATCCTCTTGAAGTTGTGAAAACTCTAAGATTCCCAGTAGAGCCTATCTCTGCTAAGTTTACTGTTCCGTTTGGATTTGGATATTGTGCCTTGTGAATGAACCCTGTAACATTACCCCATTGTCTAGTCATATCAGTGTGAGAAAGACATAGATAAGCATCTCGTAATGGACCTGTTCCAAACTTATTCTCGCCTTCCATGAATTTTTCCATGTATTCGCCATCATTGCCTTGAAGAATTTCATTGATATTTTCAACATCGGCATAGGTTGGCTCAGTAGGATTATCCCCGTTAGTTCCACCAGTACAATTTTGAACTGAGGCTGTACTCTCGAGCATATCACGAATTAATTGATCTTCAGTCTCCGCTAGGCAGACTTCCAATTTTTTCGCTCCTCTGTTTAAGACTTTGTCTTGATCGACCATTACTACTTGTTCAGTTATTACCATATAAGTAGCAAAGAAATGAATCTTAACATCTAAGAAGTCTCTTTCTAAAAGCTGTGCTGGGGGGTTGTTCATTGCTGGATCAACAGGAACTGGAACTGTTTCAATTCTACGATATCTTTTTTTTCTAAGTATATCGCCAGTATGTTGTGGAACAGGATAGGTTGTAGCACCCATTCTATATATTCTTCGTGCTTCAGGTGTACTTAAAACCTTACCTAAAAGATTTTGTTGTACTCCAAGAGGCATATCTGTCTGTGTAATTACAGTCATAATTTAACCTTTAAAGTTAAACCTGTCTTGCTGCATCCATCATGTCTTTATAAAGTCTATCCTTAGTCGCTTCTGAGTACATATTAGCGTTAGAGAGTGGCTTTGTCTTACCAACTGAATTTATCGAGCCGGGTTTGGATAGATTCTCATCTAACCTCTTCTCAGACTGTGAACTTTCTCGTTCTTCAGGCGGTAGAACAAACTTCTTTAACAGCTTATATGTCGCTTCCCAAGGATTAGTTGCTTTAGAACATGCTTCAGCCAAGCCGGGTTCTAGTTGCTCTAATTTTTTAACGTTATCCTTAGTCATGATGCTGTCAAAATCGTCAAACTTCTTTCGAGCTTTCTCAGGTAATGACGCCTTATCTTGTTTTAGTTGAGCTTCCTTCATTAGCCTTTTGATGGCTTTTTCATTTCGTCTGTCTGATTGTTCAACAGTCAAAATGTCATCTGGTGCTAAATCGTCTAACTCATCTTCCTCTATAGGAGGAGGGGCATTTCTTTCCTGATCTTTTCTTAAAAGTTCTTCGACTTGACGTTCAAGAATCTCATTCCTTTCATCAGATTTTTTCTGCTTCTCTTCCATTCTTCGCCAGTTATAATCTTTGGAGGATTTCTTCTCCTCGGCACTAGCTTCAGGTTGAGTTTCGGAAGGATTCTCTCCATCATCACTTACCTTTGAAGTATCATCAGGTACGACGGTTTCCTGAGTTAGAACGTCTTTATTTTCTTCTTCGGTCATTAAATTCTCCTTTTGGGATAACTACTCCCGTTACGCCTAAAGGTACGATAAATCGCCCTATTGTCTTAACGCCAACAAACGTATGTTTTCTTTGATAGTATTAAATTAATTAATATATAGAAATAAAAATTTTAATTAAGATTAAAAAAAGTGGATGCTTATAAGATCTTTATCTTCTTTCTTTCTAAAGCCTTAAGATCTAAGCCTTCTTGTGCTATAAATTCTCTTGTCCATCTAACCAAATCTTTATCATATCTTTCGGGATCTTTCAGGTAGAGCTTCATCGCTGTCTTATGCGGAACAGACCAGATAAGATGTAACTTGTTCTTTCGATAATCATAAGACCAGTAATCTACTGCTTCATATTTCTTGTTAGACAATGGTGTATCACTAATGCCTATTTTGATATGAATCTTCTTCTTTTCTATCGGGTTCTTCTTAACTATAACCATAAAATAAAGGAGTGGCTTATCGAATTTGCCACCGTCATTTATGCTTTTGTCTAAGCTGACTTCATACTTTTCCTTTATCGCTGTTGCCAGATCCCACGCCTCAATAAAGCTATCGTTTATATTTATATAAGACTCGGAAGTAGTAACGTCATATCTTGCGATCTCGTTTCCGTTCTCATCTTGCTTGATATGAGTATGAAATGTACCTGTAGGTGTAAGCATAGCTCTCCTAAAATGAATGTATGAAAATGCCTCGCTTGGAGGCACTATCGTTTATTTATATCTGTCAGGATATGTAGTTTTAGCTTTCTTCATTGTTTTAGAATCTGTGCTATCGTTATATCTTGAAGTATATGTAACCTTAGCTTCTTTCATTGTCTTAGATTTGTTCGCAGACTTAACCGCTTTACTTTTCATGCTTTTGCCCTCTAATTTACACTATCTTTATAAAAAACAATGTTTTATTTATCAACTCTTTTTTTTAAAACTTCGCTTCGTTGCTTGTCTACCTTTCCCCTGTCCTTTACCACCACCTTTGCCATAACCCAATCCACCTTCTTTGCAAGCTTCTTTGTTCTTATTCAGTCTTAGTTTTTTAACAGGCTTAGGTTTCTTCATGTATTCTCTCCTTATAATGACAAGTAATTATTTTAAATATTTAAACTTGGGGCTGATTTATCTATCACCTCTTGTAATGGGCTAGCTTCTTTCACCTGTTCAACTTCTTGTTGTTTCAAAGCCTGCATTATTTGTATAGCTTGCTGTATTTGGCTTAAATCTATTCCTTGTAACTCTTTTATTGCTCTTATCTTATCTAGTTCACTCTGGTTTAAATCCTTCACAGCCTCGAGCCTTCTTTCTTCCCCTAGAGCTATGTTGCTTATAAACTTGCCTCCGGCTTCGGTAGTCCTTGCTTTTGTGTATTCCACATTTGCTTGCATCTGTGCCATTTCCATTTGAATCTTCTGCATTTCAAGTTGTTGCTGTTGCTCTGCCATTTTTTGTTGCTGTTGCTCTGCTTGCTGAATCCTCTCAATAGTCTTACCTTTATTCTGGAATGTGGCTTCTTCTAGTAAATCCTCAGTTGATATCGGTATGCCTAATTCTTTTAGATATAGTTTCTGTTTAAACGCTGTCATTTTCTGTGTCGGCGTATCTGTTCCCTCTACTACAACACAATCATATTTCTTAAACGTCTTGTTGAAGAATTCTTCTGTTGGTTCTTCTTCTATGATTCGTCTTATCTTAGCCTTGGTAAAGTTAGCTTGGATTAAATCAACCTGTAACTTCCCAATGTTCTTTAAGGCTATATCTGCATGGTCGAATAGAACTTGAAGCGTTGTTAATCCTGCCCCCTGTCTTAGAGAAGCGAGGATTCCTGCTTTGTCATCGTCAGCACTACCGAGAAGCTCCTCATTCACTCCCGATACGTCCATCATGTTTTTGTCTTGGAGTTCTATCACACTCATAAATGCTGGGGAAAGCTCAGGGGCAGGTAAGTTTTCTACCGAAGCCATTCCAAGAGGAGCGATTTTCTTTATGAATAGAACTTGTCCTTGACCAGCTTTGAAAGCATCTTTTTCATCTACAAGGGAATCCTCCATCACTTTCTTGCCACTGCTTATCTGAGATTCCAAAGTGTCTAAAAGTATCTGCTGTCTTCTATCTGAAATGAATTGAATGTCTCTGAGACCACGAACCATTCCTTGAATCCTAGACTCATAATATGGTAAATCGGGTTGATGATATGCCATAACAGGTATGAAAGGATATTTATCTATCTTATTTGGGTTAGGCCCGTTATAAAATACACGCTCATTTACTAAAATCGCTAGCTTACATGTTTGTTTCTGGATCTGTTTCTTTCTAAGTCTTGGATATCTCATCAGGAATAATCTTAGGTTCTCTTCGGCTCCGTCCCATTCGAGTGCCTCTTCATTCTCAGGATCCATTATAATTGTGGCTTTTCGAGAGTCTAAATACCAAAACTCTTCATAGGAATACAGCCCTTTCTGAGCAGCACTAGAGTATTCTGGCAAGAAATTAAAGGTGTTGTTTCTGTAGTCACTTTCCCCCATTGCTCTTAGTTCTTTTTCTCTTTCAGGTAATAAGGATATGATCTGTTCTATGCTTAAATACTTGCATACTCGGACATGATTACAATCTGACAAGTCTAATTTCTTAAAGAATGGATCAATCATAAAGCTATTGTAGCCAAGATTGTCTATCATTATGTCGCCTGAATACGGGTCTAAGCTATGATCTACCCAACATGACATTAGGTTCATTCCTGTTATTAAAGAGCCTAGACATGCATCTGAGAAAGTATCGTTTAGTGTTGCGTATTTAGATGTCCATGATAGTGTTTTAGAGACTTGGTTTGAAGTTGTGTCGCCTGAGGTCTTTCTAGGAACAACATTCAAGGACTTGCGGTTCTTTCTCTGCCAACCTGAAGTTATATTAATAAAGCGTTTTACTTTGTTGATGTTAAACTTATTAAGTTCTTTAAGCGGTACGTTAGGGTAGATTTCACTCCAGATATTACTATCTCCTGCATAACATCGTTCGTCTAATGACTGTTGCGCCCAGAG